CAAGCAATGAAAGTTCAACTTGAAGAGTATCAGTATTAATAGAACTAACAATATATCTTGTTGAAAACTTACCGCTATTAATAACAACCGAATCACCAACCTTAAGTGTTTCGGTTTCTTTTAATGATTTAGCAGAGTCTGAATATGTTAACTTATTTAAAGTAAAAAGTCTAGCGGTTTTAGTCTGAGATACACCGTCGACAATTTTAGTTACTTGCGCATTATCAATTGAAACAACATCAAAGTAACCAAAGTATTGAATAGATCTTACAGGCATATCGATAACCTGAGAATCTAAGAAATATTTATAGCCGTTATTAGTCAACTCAGTTTTAAAAGTTGAATAATCAATTTCACTATTATTTTTATATAAAGTATCAAATGCCGCTATTGAAGCAGCATCATCAGATTTAAATACGTATCTTTCAATATACGCTTGTTCTGTATTTGCAGGTATCTGACCACTTAGGTCAAATTTAACTTTTAGTAAAGGATTTAAAAAGTCTTCAAAAAATTCGTTTGGTCTAGCTTCAAAAACTGTTGGAGCAGAAATTGAAGTAATTGTAGGAGCGGGTCCTTTTAACTTGCTAGTAAAAACTTTTCTAAAAGTACCATCTTTTAATCGCACATTTGACGATGCATCATTTGCACCGGTCAAACTCTCAACATTGTTACTTAATCTTTCTAATTCTCTTTTCAAATAACCAAACGATGGAACTTGTACTGTTTTAATATTTCCAGCACTAGGATCGAATAGATCAATCGTTACGGTTTCTTTATCCGTAGTAATAGCTTCATTTGTTTTCTCAAATGTAGCAAGAGAATTGTTATACAATTCAATAAACTGTTCTAGAAGTTTTGATATCGAGTTATTTGCGCTCATTTTATCTTAAGATGTCAATTTCAAATGACTTATTTGTTTCATCAACACAGATAAGTTCAATGTATGGTTTATTACTAATTAGATCAGATTCATATACTTGACCGATTACTTTCCAACCATTAACACCGTTTTTATCAGTGATGAATTTAATTTTTTGACCAGCTAAAAGTAAGTTAGTTTTAAAGTTAAACTTTAATACTTGACCAACTTTCCACTTTGTGATAGAATCATCTATGTATATATTAAGATCTGAAGTTAGAGTGCTGGTATTATCAACCCATAAATTAATACGGTTTGTATAATTTTTATACCTTAACCAGATTGCAGTTGACGAAGCTTGAGAAGCAATAAACTTATTGGTTAATTGTATTTTTGAACCAACCGACCAGTTTGCGCTTGAAGCATTACTTATATCAAAATTATAGGCATCGATCAATTCGTAACCATGTACCTTATTTTTAATAGTAATAAATCCAGGAACTGATTTATCAAGTTCAGTACCTAAGCCCTGTTTAATAACATCTATATTGTATTGAACTTCGCTAGGAACCGTTCCATCTAATAATTGATTAATTCTCTTATTTGTGCTTTGAATTAATTGCAATAAAGAAGAAGAGTTCGAATAGTTTAGTTTAGCATCTTCAATTGCAGTTTCAAGATTTTGAATTTTATTTGCAAAATCCCCAACTTGAGTTGATGTTAGTAGTAAATTTTCTAATTCAACAACCTTAGCAGCAATTGTATCGTATCTGTTACTTGCAGATAAAAGTAGTTTCGTAGCTTGATCTAAAGCAGCTGTAGTATCTAAGAAAATATCCATTGAGAATGTTGAAAAACTATCAATATTCTTTTCAACACCAACATTATCAAGAGATGAATTAAACTTAACGTTTAATTTTAAAGCAAAAGAATTACCATTTAAACCGGTAACATCATTTGGTTTGTATTTTGTTAAAGAAGGAATATACCAACCATTTTGGTTTGGATCCTCTTTAAAATTATCAAGAATCAAAACACCATATAAGTTAGTTGACTTATTGGCCGTTGTTGACTTTGAGTAAATATCATAATAAACTAAGATAGCATTAAAACTAAAATCACCACCTAATTTAGCATAATCAAATAAAGAATTTAATTCAGGATTACCAATAACTTTAGCATATTTAGCAGCATCAAATTCAATACCAAATGATGGCTCAACATTTGGATCAAAATTAATTTCGCCTTGATTTGAATCTGCTAATGCTTCAACATTTAAATTAGCATCTGGATGATTTTGGCCAGCTCTACCTTCTATATAAGTGCCGGGATTGTATATTACAGAAGTTGTATTCCATACTCCAGATTTAAATAAAATTTCTGGTGTATAACCAACTACCGAAGGAACATTGATGAAAACTTCATTATAAGTATTTCCTTGATAGTTTTTATCATTAGAAACATCGATGTTCCCAATATATTTTATAACTTTTGAATATTCAGTTCCTATTCCAGTAGATTCATCATGCTCTAGAAATCTAGAATAGCCAGAAGAAACTTCTTGTGAAGTTCCAGCTTGCCATCTAATACCGCCAATTTCATATAACCATTTAAAGAATATTTGCTCAGCATCAGATTTAAAAATAGTAGGATCAAAATCATCGTCTGTTAAAATTAATTGCTCAAAGTTTAAAGCGTAATTTTGAAAAGTTTGAGCAAAGTGAACGTTTGCATTGTCAACTGATGTGTCATCATATCCCGCACCGGAAGCATCAAATAGATTACCAAACTGTACATAATTGTTGGTAGATCCTAATGCTGGAGTTGCAACTTGAGGTAATTGAGCCAGTGCAAACTTTGAAAACTCAAAATTAATGTCCGGGTTATAATACGCTCTAGTTAAATCTCTAGCAGCAGATGCAAAGGCATATAATGTGCCTCCTTGTTCTTGCGGTATTCTTACTAATGGTGTAGCCATTTAGATTATATTGTTTTATTAGAATGTTACGCCGTATGAAGAGATAACATACCATTTAGTCCCTACATAACGTAACGTTAAAGTACCTTTATTACCAATTGAAATCGAAGAAGGACCAGAAACGTTGGTTACCGCGATTGCAATTGAACCACCATCAGCAATTAGAGTAATTTGTTGACCGTTTGCACCAGCATTTAATACTAATGGAACCGTAACTCCCGAAGAGCTAATTGTCGCAACGTCAAGAACATAAGTTGAAGACGCAAAGTTACCCGCTGTCGGCAGAGTTGTTACACCAGTAGTAACAGAGAAAATCATATCTTGCGCTACAGTAAGTGTTTCATTAATAGTTGTAGGAACTGTTGCAGTAATGCTTGAAGGCCCAGCTATTAATTTACCATTTGCAATATTTAGAGATCCGAATTTTGCTAAACCTGATAATTCAATAGTTTCATTAAGAATGTCAAGTAATGCAGCGATATCCGCAAGCTCTTGGTTAATTGCAGCAAAATTATCATTTAGAGTTACTCTTGATGACGATACGCTGTCCGTACCTAGAATTTGTGTGATGTTTGCCATTTTAGTTTATTTTTATGTTTTTATGTATCATCAGTCTATATATCAGTATAACCGAGGTTAGGCCTCGGTATATTGATAGTTAGGTCTTTTTTTCGGTCTAGCCTTTTGAGGAACCGTAACAGAAACCATATTTCTAGAAACCGTGTTCGTGTTTCCATTGCAATCGGTTAAGGTTAATTCAATAGTATAATCTCCTCTTTTTGTAAAAAGATAGGTTAACCATTGTTCATCATAGTATATATTTTCGCCAGTATTATTGTTCGTAATTTTCCATTCTTGGTCAATTATACCGGGCATATTAGTTTTATCATAAGAAAACGTAACATGTTGCAGCAATGATATGTTTGCATGGTCATTGAATAGAATGATATCGTTATATTTAGGATTGTAAGATTTATAGTTTATTTTTCCTACAACCGATCCATTATTTGGATTTGAAAAGTTAACATTAACAAAATCATACGATGAAGAATATTCTTTACCCACTGCCAATATAAAATAACAAGCATCTTCAGTTCCATTGTTATTTGTATCAACTAAAACTGCGTTATATGTAAATTTACTTAAACCCGGATGTTGTACCGGATCTAAAGCATTTAATTCATTTTGAATATTAATATATGCTTGAAGACTAGAATTATTAACAGGATATGTTGATTGAATTGTATAAGAATCTACAACATTTTGACCATTATAATTTCTATAAGTTAGATTTAAAGTTCCACCACTAAGATAAGGCCCACCAGCCTGATCTATTTCAAGTTTAAAAGAAGCAGTCAAATCAGGTCCTACTCTAGTCGAATCCCATGTAATTCCATATCCATCATCCCATGTTGCCTGCTTTAAATTACTCCAAAAGAATGGACCAGTTGTTTCTGAAAATCCAGTATAAGAATTAGCATCTACATATCTTGAAACTGTTGAGAAGTTAACTCCTTTTGAAGTATCATGCGGATAATTAGCTCTATCTAAAGTTAAATACCAGCTTGCAACCATTTCATCCATGATATTATAACTATTCTGTGGTTGTTCAAAATAACCGCCAGAAAGATCCCATGTTGAGTCATCTAGATTCCATTGATCTAATTCAGGTTTAAATGAATAAAAACCGTATACCTCAACGGCTTTATTATAAACTTTAATATCATTTTTTCTACGATATGATCTGGCATTATATAAGTCATATAAACTTAAAACAACTTCATAATTTCCAGCTTTTGGTAAAACCAACAATAAATTTTTGTTGTTATCGATTGTGTCTCTTAATCTAAATTCATAACCATTTGGTCCTGTAATATACCATTCTGCTTCGTATACATCTTTTTTCCATAAGGTATTCCATGTGTATAGTGTTGAAGCAATTTGAGTATAATCATTTGCAGCTGAATCAACATCATTCCATGTGAAATCACAACTATTCCAACTATCGGTTAAAGAAGTACATTCTAAAATAATAGGACATCCAATTGGAACCGGACTTAATGTTGTAAATGTGTTTAATTCTTGATTATAATAATTAGTATAAAAATCTTTGACCTTTTGTATCTCAGTCGCCTCATTTGCGATTGGCCATATATTATTAAATCCACCGTTTTGAACGGTATTTGCAATAACTTGGCTAACTAATCTTAAATCTTCAATATAAAGTCTGCTTCTATTTGGAACTATTTGAAAATCAACTTCGGTTCCAGAACTTTGAACTTGTATAACCTGTTGGTCGTTCCATACGTTTTGTGTAAATTGCGTAAAGAAATCACCTTCACCGGTAATATCAACAATTTTTGCCTGTAATGGCAAATAATCTTTTTGTAGCCTTCTTTTAAGACCATATAATTTAATAAGAATTTCTTCAGGTGTAAAGTCAAAAGACTCTTTAACTGTTGGAATATCCCACTCATCAACATTACCATTTGGTTCATTAATTTTATAAACCAATGAGAATCTAGATGTTTTCTTAAGATTTGAATTTGGTAATTCAACAGAACTATTTTTTGTAGCTAAATAACCAGCCTTGCCGGTATCTGGGACTGCAATTGCAGTTAGTTTACCAAAGTTTTCAGCCTGTTCATTAATATTAAGCCAGTATTCTTTTAATTTAACATTGTCATATCCAAAAAACTTAATAGCATTAACAATCGCCTTGTAAGTTCCAACAAATGGTTTAATATTATGAGCCTCAAGAAGTAATTCTTTTCTCTTTTGATTTAATAACTGATAGTCAACTTTAAATTCATTAACATCACTAGTTTTAAAAATCAAAAAGTCTTCTTCATTAAGTGACATTCCTAAATTAGATAAAAGAGTAACTAATCTTTCATCTTCACCGACAGTTTCCCCATATATTTTAATCGATGCAATCTGATGAGTTTTATTACCATTATTATCATACTCATAAATATTTAAAAGCTTGATATGGATTTTTTCTTCATCAGATTTTAAAGCTAATTTACAATGAACAGCTTCATTTGAAACTAAATTGTTTATTGTTTTAAATTCACCGCCCTGATTAGATTGTCCAACTGTTGTGTTATAGTTTTGATAAGTCCATAAACCCGTTGAAGTTGAAGAGCTTAAGATATTTTCAACTTGGGTAGTGGTCTCTTCAATTTGATAATAACCATTGTTTGAAACTACATTGTAAATGAACACATCACCCTGGTAGTCCTCATTATCCTCTATTTCAAATAGAAATTTAGTTGAAGATCCTTCTGCGATTGGGCGAACATATTCAAATCCACCTAAATTCTTATGTACTTCTTCAAGAATAAAAAGATTTATTGTTTCATATAGACCCACAGAAACCTTTGGAACGAAAATAATTCCATCCCATAATTCGGCATCAGCGTCATAATTGAAGTTAAGTTCTCCAGAAGTGCCATTAAAAAATCTAAGATTTGCGTATTTAGACATTTATCGTACTTTAGTATAGTTTTTAGGAACTGTAAAGTCCTTATAGATTTTTAAATGCGTTGCAGCATCAATATATTTAACAAGGACATCCTGTATTAAAATAATAAAATCACTTAAGTATGCGTTTCTTAAAAGAGCATTTGAAAGTGATTTAGTCAAAACTGAATTTCTAAAATTATGACCTAGATTTTTTCGATCATCCGCCAATTGATTCTGAAAATCATATAAACTTTCATAACCAGCCGAGAATAATCCATCAAATAAATTTTGATTTTCAGCCATTAGATTTTCTTTCTATTTTGTGTTTGAATCATTGAATAGATTGTGCTTGAAACAGCAGGCTCATCAAAATATACCGATAAAGCAGCCATTTCTCCAGCCTTAGCATCGTCCGATACCATGACATTATCTCGATCGTACCAACCTCCTCTGAAAATTGCAACCTCTTCTTTACCAAGAATAATATCACCAAATGAATCTAGTCCTATTACACTTTCTGGTAATGCTGCACCTGGTTCGAAATTAACTTGAGTTTCAGTTACAGTCTTTTTAAAGAATACAAATTTCTGTTTACCATTACCAATTGTTTCCAAAGTAGGAGTTGAAGGAGTTACTGTTACAGTTTTTGAAATATAATAACCATTCTTTCTTGCAGTTTCTTCAGTTTCAGATACAAATCTAATGTTAACAGAATCGATACCGTCGATAGCTTCAATTACGGCAATTAAATCTGATTTTGGTAAACGATCTCTCCTAGTAATATTCATTAAATATTCTGATACCTTTGATCGAACTTCAGTATATAAATTTTGTTTAGAATATCCTTCAAAGTATCTAACTTTAATGTCCATTCTATAATATTTAGCAATTGGATCTACTATTTTTACTTCAGTTGTAACCATTTGCTGTCCAGAGTTTTCTAAAACTCCTAATATTCCGTTTTTCTCATCAGTTGAAAAGAAGAATTCATTAATATCTAAGCTAAAATAATCTTTATTTTTAGCTAACTTCTTTTTAATGTTCGGCAACATAAATAAATAGATAACATTATCATCATCAATATATCCATCATCAGTTGTATTATAGGCATCAAGGTATGAAAATAATCCGTATCTTGATAAGAAATATTCATAATTTTCAGGTGTTGCTAGAACAAACGATTTTGATGCGAGCGGAGCAATCATTTTAGTCATTTTTAAATCTTCAGGATCTGAAGCCATTTTAGGAGCCTGCAAGCATTCTAATTCTAATATCTTATTTAAATCATAAGTTGTACCCATAGAATCAGCACCTTCGGTAATAAATTTAAACGTAATATCTTTAGCATCATTTAAATTACCAGCTGCACCAGCATGAATAATATACTCAACCATTATTGAGCTTCCTTGTTCTGGAATCATACCAAAACTATCATTTCCAAAGTAAATATCTAATCCACCACTAATTCCAGTTTTAATTAAATAACCCTTGGTTGTTGGTAACATATCGTAAATGCTATCATATTTAGTCCAAAGTTCTCCATTTACCGAAACTCTAGTGTTAAAATGATCAGTATATCCTTTAACAGCAATGTTAAAAGACTGTAAAGGTTCTCCAGTTCCAGTTAAGGTTTGTGATTCGTGAGAACCTTGAATTACTGGAATTGTAATGTATGCATAGTTAGATTTTTCTAATCTAAATTGATCTGTATTGGTTCTTAAAAGATATTCTAATCCATTTGAATTAGATTTAATAATTGCGTTTGATGGAATATTAATACCGTCACCGGCAATTTCACTAGTCGAAGAAGTATTAAGTCTAACTCTAATTTCACCAATTGCAGCTGTTCCTCTAAAAGCATCATGCCCTGCAATTCTTGCAAGGCCATAAACTGATTCCGGTTGTTGAGCTGTTAAAATGTTTTGCTCAACTGTCGCATCTTCAATGTAGAAGAAAATAAGTTCTGATATTTCAGTTATTACTTTAATAATTTGAAAAAACGGAGAAGCAGGTGTAAATACCTCATTTATTCTTCCATATAAACGAGACATATAAATCTTAGTGTCTGCTAAGAGTTGATTTGCCTGAATTCTAGTTTTTTGTAAAAATGTCATTGCCATCTTAATATATTTATATTACAACCTGTACCGTTTCTTGGCCGCCATCAATATTGATATTAATAAAAATAGCATCTCTGTCCGGAGAAGAAGTATCAAATTCAACATCAACAGTAACATTCATTTCTTGAGCAAGAGGAACATATCTAAATAATTGTTCTTCGATCTCATTCTTAATTTGAGTGTCATTGTAGCTAAATGAATATACTAAATCTTCTAAATTACAACCAAGACCAGGCTCACCCATTATCTCTCCTCTTCTCGTAAATAATATCACATCAAGATGGGCCAACAAAGTTGCAATTCTAGTATCTGATTGAACTTTGTTTGGATCATAGTTTGGATCGCCATTTGTCTTAATATACAATTCCATTTAGTATCTATCAATATTTTTATGAATGCATCATCCAATCAGTTCCTTCGTCCGATTTGATTTCTTCTATAACTGCTTCTAATTCACTTTCTCCAAGAGACTGAATAGTATCAGCATTAATTGAAATATTACCAGGGAGATTAAACCCAAAAATACTCATTTTATTTCCTAATGCAATTTTAATTTTTGCAGCACAATATCTAAAGAATGCTTCATCTTCAAAAAGAGCGCATTGTGGAATTGTTTCATAAATTTCCAATACAACATCTTTCTTAGGAACCTCTCCTGTGAAACGAATCTCATGTGTTAATTGATTATAGTGGAAACTAATTGGATTATCTACAATTTGTCTAACCATATCAAAATACATTTCATTGATAACATAATATTGTAGATTTTCGGCACCTGCCACAGTTCCTGTACCTCCATATAAACCTCCGTATAACATTCTTTCAATTGCAAAGTCTCCAGTTGTAAAAGTTACTGAAGTTCCTGCTCCATATCTTGAACCTACCGGCCAAACACCAAATACCGAATAAACCTCTCCTCCACCTGAGGTTAAATCCTCTTTAGGTAAAGTAAAAGATCTTGTTCTTTTAAAATATTCAGTTTCAAACATTTCTTTTGGAATACCAATAAAGCTTTCTTTCATTGAATACTCATAGTTTTTATGAAACCATTTTTTAGCTCTTTGTATAATATTCTGAACTTCCTTTTTTGGAAGATTCATTGGAATCATACAAGATCCAGTAATATCATCAGCAAGTTGGTTTACAAAGTCATTATAACAAGTATTAGCCCATGATGGTGGGGTTGTTAAATTACCTTCGGTACCTTCATAAATATCGCTCATACCTTAATTATATTTTTGTTGAATTTACTATTTCAGTATCTTTAAAAACAGCATCCTTAGTGTATTTACCTTCTCTAAAAATACCGTTAAACATTTTTCCAGAGAAAACACCATCAATGCCATACACATAACAGTTATTTGTAACGCAGCTTCCATTAACATAAGAAGATCCGATTTTAGATCCTGTAATTTGAGATCCTTGATAGAAATTACACATTTTTAAATCCGAAGATTTAACATCGCATTTAAAAATATCGCACTGCGTTAATTCTCCCATAATATCGCACTTAATAAATTCATAATTCATTAAACCGAAACAATATGGTAATTCACCTCCTTCAACCTGGACTCTTCCAGAATCAGAATCATAGTTAATATTACCCTTTGTTAATTGACCATTAGTGAATAAGTCAATCACTCTGTCTTTGATTTGAGGCCAGTAAATATCAATAATCTTAGGATCTTTATTTAAATCAACCATTAAATGCACATCCTTCCAGCCTTTGTTAATATTCTTCCAATCAACTCTAGCATCAATAATTCTCTTATTTAGATTTAAAATCTTTTTAAGCTCTAATTTATTATTAGGACTAAATCCATCGCTTGACGCTGTTTTCCAAAGTTGTAACAAGAAAGAATCTAAAAGATTTAAAATTTTAGACTGTTTTTTGTGCCAGTTTTCGCCTCCTAAATATCTAAACTCTAGGTAATTCTTTCTTAATTTTTCAAAGTTTACTCCATAGTATTTAGATTGAGGGAAAATGAAGTTAGTTTGGTTAATATGATTTCCATCGTATATGTAAGTTTCATTTTTTGGTAAAATAAACTTAATTGATTTTGCATAAGCAGAATCTTTTCTTTCTGGAAAGGCTTTCCAAACCTGCTCTTCGTTAAAATCTAGAATAAATTTAAGAGGACTCATTCTAGAAATTAAGTATTTGTTTCCAATTAATTTAGGGTCAAAACTTAAATTTAAATGGATCGAAGATCTATTTGTAGTATAACCATTTTTAGCGATCCAATCGCATACTTTAATAATTACCATTCTACCCTCAGAATATGGTAAAGCGCCGGTGACTAATTCCATTAGTCCGGCGCCACCACTCATATCGGGTTCTATTTTAAATTCGTTTTTAGTTGGAGAAAATTCACTGTGGTGCTTTTTCTCAATTCGAATCTTTTTACCTAAAACTTCAGCTAATTGCTTTGCTGTTTCTTCAAGGCTAACGTTTGCATAGAATTCGAATTCAACTCCTACTAGACCATTTTGAAGGATCTCAGAATCTTTTAAGTTAATCATTTACCGGTTTTATATAGTTATGTTCACTATATATATCCAGTTCAGAATTAAACTAACTTTAAGAAAACCTTTCTAGTTTCTTCTTCGATTCTACTAATAATCACTGTAATTGGATCCCCTTTCTTAATAGTAGTAGTATCTACTCCATTTAATTCACTAGTGTGCAACAGTCCAGTGATACCATCCTCGATTTCAATAAATAAACCATAATCTTTAATTGATCTAACGGTTCCTTGAACTTCAGACGGAACATTGTATCTTTTTGATGCGCCATTCCATGGATTAACTTTGGAATCTAATTTTTGTGTTAGCGTGATTTTAGTATTTGATATAATATCTTTAACTAAAAACTTGATTGGTGTACCCGGCTCTAATGTATGTTTTGCATACATTTCAGCGGTTTCTCCTGATAAATCATTAATGTGTATCATACCAGTTAAACATCCGGCAAATTCAACGAATACACCATATTTGGTAGATCCTGTAACATGACCTTCTTGTTCAACTTCGATATTATTTCTAAGATCTTCGATCGCATTCGGAATTAATGCTTGTAGGTATTTTCTATGAGATACTACAACAGTTCCTTTTTCATGTGAATACGATACAGGAACAACATATAAATCAGTTCCAATAATAGATTCAAAATTTGCTAATTTATTAATACCAGCTAAAGAACCTGGCATGAAACATTCAATACCTTGAACTAATACCATGTAACCGCCACCTGGGATCATTTGATTAACTCGGCCCGGGTATGCTGTATTTTCTTCTTTAGCAGCTTCTAATAACTCATTAAAGATAGCTTGTTTAGTTCCTTCTGTTACTGAACCAACTACAAATCCTCTTTCACGGTGTGTTGCGATAACTTTTACACTTAATTCACGATCTTTAACGATCATTTCTCTAAATGATGGAGCCTCTTTTTCAATGTCAATATAGATAAATTCTCTATATCCGACATCAATTGTTGCCCATTTACCATCATTTGCCCAGATTTTACCGGTCAATTTGTCGCCGACATTAATGTCTGGAACCATTGTTGTAAATGACCCAGCATATAAATCATAAAGTTGTTGTGCGTTTTTAGATTGAGAGAAAACCTTAACTCCCTTTGCAACTTTTACATGTGGGTTGCCTTTTCTTAGTCTCGATGGACAATCTTCGGCATGCGCGTCCCAATCAAAATCAGGATCTCCGGCTACTTGTAAGGTTTTTGTTGTTTTTTGTTTTACTAATTCTTCTAGCATTGTTTTTAAAATTAAAAGTGAATTATACGTTATATATTAGATTTTTAAAAAGCTGTTGGGACAAAGCCAATCATCGGAATCGGTGAAGGCGCTGCCGCTATTTGTCCAACATAAATAAATTTAAGTTCCATTATATGTTTAGCACATGCAACTGCAACAGCAGATGCAACAGCCTTAGTTATTGGTTGTGTTAATGGTTCAAGTTGAGCTAACTTTCCAGTATTCCAAGCTCTTCTAAGATTTGCTGATAATGATTTTTGACTTCCATAATACAATGGAATAAATGTACCGGGAGTTGGAATATTACAAGGGGGGACGGGTGGCGCTGAATTAAATGGAGCTGCGGTAGTACTCATCCAATATGCAATAATAGCTTTAGCCATAGTTTCATAAGGATCTTTTTCAGATTCTGGATCTGCATCTTTCTTTTCAGTTATTGCCAACTCATCAATCCATTGTTTCTTTAATGCATGATATTTTTTTCTATCCTCATCATATAACTTTCTCTTTGCATCGATTCTTTCATTTTCATTAGAATTATTTGCATTAGAATGTTTTTCAAGACTAATATCATCAATGTTTGCAACATAGCAGAATTTACAAATAAAATAATCAGTCATCCAAGTAGGCCAAACTTCAATATCATCTTTATGTTCTAATTGAATAATCTTCTTGTTTAACGGATTTACTAAACCGGTTTTAAGACCAGTGTTACGCTTAATATAAGCTTCATTAGATTCTTTCTTTATTTTATCGTTAACTGCCTTTAAATAAGCATCTAACTTAATTCCGTCACTATAAGTTATTCCATCAATTATGATTTGGTATTGAGGATTTACAGTATTAGGTCCATATCCAGGTTTTGGAGTTCTAAGCCTTTTATCATATAAATTTTTATACTTTAATGTAACTTCTCCAGTTACAGTAGTAATATCAACTGCTTTTAGTAAAGCTAAACATTTTTCTGCTACCTTTTTGCCATAAGAAGATTCATATCCTAATGATAATCTAGTAAGGAACCTGACGAATTTTATATCTTCTGTATTTTGATATAATACTCTTTTTACAAGCAATTCAAATTTTTGATCTTCTGTTAAATTTAATTTAGTTTTTTGGGTACCGTTTATAACTTCAGCAGGTTTGGTGTTATCATTTGGAACAACAACATCAACACTTTGATTTAAACTATGTTTAACATCTGGAAATCCAGCATCATCAACACCAATAAGAGTATATTTGAATTTTCCTGGAATATCAAATGGAACATACAGATTAGCTATTCCAAATTCATCTGAAATAATCTCTAAAGGTTCTCCATTGTTTATAGTATATGTAAATCTATATGGAGCAATTCCATTTTGACCAGTAAAAATTAATATGGTTTGATTCTGCTCGTCTGGAGTTCCAAATAAACTAGCGCTTGTTAATTCTGGTTTTTCTGGTTCTGGTGGAGGTGGAAAAAATTCATAGAATCTATTGTTTGGAATAGCATCACCCTTTGATAAAAGCCATTTTTTAAATTCAGCTTCAGCATTATACTTTTTAGGAACCGGTAAACCTTCTAATAAATCACTATAATTAGGATCTGTAATTTTATCTTCAAGCGTTGGTGATGTAGATTTAAATAAATCATTAAACGCCTTTTTAAAACCTGCTTCTAAAATTGATTTTTGCCCAGATTTATGTAGATTACCAAATGGAGTTTGTGCTGTTTTGACTGCATTGAAATATTCGTTGGCCATAAACGTACCGAAGTCATCGGGTCCTTTAGAAGACCGACTTGCGAGTTTTGATGATACGTTATTTATAAATATTGGCCACTGTGCAGGCATGATTCTATATTTTTATAAGATATTTATCCTTATTTATTATTTACCCTTTTGCTGATACGTTTTATGCTTACCCTTCAGACTAGATATTGTTGCTGGAGTCGGAGGAGATGGAGGACCAGATGGACCGGTCGGAGTTGGGTGAATGTGCTTTTGATAATCATCTAATAATTGATTTAACCATTTTTCAAGAGAAACACCACGAACTGCTGGTTCTGCTTCATCTTCAGAAGCTTCACCGGTATTAGATAAAAATATATTACCAGAATCTAAAAAGATTTTGGCATCAGTACTAATTTTAATAATATTCTTTTCATCGATTTGAATTAGGGGTCTCTCCTTAGCACCCTTTCCTCGTGTGATAATTATACCATCTTTTGGAGAATGATAAATCCTGATGTTACGGATTTCATCATACACTAATGAAATTGTCTGTTGAGCTTCGTCTTCTGATAGCGCGTCTAAGACCTCGGATTTTAAAGCTTTGCGTTGATTAACTTGGAAAAAATACTCAGGGTGGTACATGTTACCATTATCAAATCGAACTGATACGATATCGTCAACGTTAGGAACACTATGTGCTCCTACATTATTTCTATTTCCATTAGCAGCCCATGGAATATCTTCGGGAGGTACAGTGTCGAACTTTCCAAACACCATAACTTTACATCTACCATTTTTTAATGGATCTTTATTATCTAAGACTTTTCCAAGCCAATGGGTGTCTCTGATATTATCGCTTCCTCCTATTTCGTCGACTGTTGTCATTATCTTCCTTTAAAATCGTTATATACATTACCAATACTAATTAAAGCATCTCTATTTGCCTTATCAAGAACATCAACTATTGGAGTTCCATCTAAAAAGTGTACATTTTTTCCAACCACACTTTCAACACCAGCACTTATGCCTTTTACGTCAGTTGCAGCATCAATACCTCTCATGATTTTGCCATAAACATTTTCTAGAGTAGGTAATCTGCGCATAATTAATCTTGTTGCTTCAATCTGTGCTTCTTCTGCTTTCATTCTAGCCATTCTTGCTAAATCATCTTTAGACCTATCACCATAATCTTTAAGCTGCTTTACTGCTTTATTCTTAAGATTTTTCATCTTACCACCAACTTGCTGCTTAAATGAAAGCTTTTTAGTTTGTCCTGGATCGGTTGCTCCAGAGTTAGCAGCTTCTAGTTTTGCAATTTTACCAGCAGTTTCTTCGTCTAATCCAGCATTTGGATCTAATGTTGATGGATCTACTTGAGCTTTTGTATTTTCCATGTCAGTTACAGGAGCTATAGTATCAGGTTTTTCAGAAACTAAATTAATTCCAGTCTCATTATTCATGCCAGCAATAACTAATCCATTTAATGCTCTTGCATCTACTCTGTAAACGCGATCATAATTTATAATAATCTCATTTGCTGCCATTTCTGGGGCCGAAGCACTTAAATCAGCAAGAGGTTTATTACCGCTTGTCATATCAAATTCACAATATCTAAGTTCAAACATAAAGAAAGGTCTAGATCCTTCACCTGCAATTACTTCATTTGGAGAATTATCATAAATCGATCTAACATCAGCAACATAGATATACATTGTAAACTTTCTAAGATTTGGAGGTAGAATATATCTCCAATTCTTCTCGTCCCAAATAGCCTTTCTATATAACTGCATTAAACCTGCAATATTCATATTAATTGTTTCTAAACAACCAATAGTTAATTTAGCTTCACTTCCACCAAAATATGGATTTTCAGGATTAAACTGTACTAATCTATCAACACCACCTAAACTTTGCCAATGCCAAGGCATTTCGCTATTGATTTTATATAGAGCATTTTTAAATGCCTTTAAAGAATCTAATTTATGTTGATACTTTTTAGAATCGCCATCAACTAGATGTTTTTGAATAAATCTTTCAGCTTCACCATTAAATAAGGGTGAATCAAGTTGCATGTCAAAAAGCAGAGTAAAAGACAAGTACGTTGGATCTTGATAACTATCAAATCCAACATTATTGATGTCTCCTTTTTTAAGGACTCCACCTTTTCTAAATGATTCTAAATTTAAGAAATGCGACATGAATTATATATTGTTTTTATTAAACCTTATCAACTACTGTAACTTGTCCAGTTTTGGTAAAAGTTTTACCTTCTGCTTTTATCCAAACTTCAAGAGTATATGTTCCAGGATCAATTGATCCTACATTTGTAAAATCAACATCCCATGTACCATTCTTCCTTACAATTATACCATCGCCTGATGATAATAAAGTTCCATCAATTTCCCCACCAAAATCTTCAACCGATTCAATCGTTTTATTAGCGGTCCATGTGCCTTGAAATTTAGGATACGTATTATTAGATGCAAAAGCGCTTGTAACATCCTGTGTCGTTGTCTGTACCGGAACGTCTATTTGAATATTTAACTCAACACTAGGTGCCGGAGCTGGACTAGGTGCTGGAGCTGGGGCCGGAGCTGGACTAGGTGCTGGGGCCGGAGCTGGACTAGGTGCTGGGGCCGGAGATGGAGGAGTCTGGTTTGCCATAGACTCTTCATCAATTTCATTTAATTTAGAAGGCCATTCTCTTCTAAGAAGAGTTAATTTTTGTCTAATACCTAACCCATCATCAGAATCATACAAATACTCGATGTTTTCAACAACATAGTAACCGGTATGAAATTCATCCATTGCTATTTTATCACCACCTTCTGATTTTTCATCTTCACCGAATTCTTCACCGACAGGTTTAAATCCTTTTTCCTTTAGCTTATTCTTTAATGATCTTTGTCTAGCAACCTCGTCAGTGTTATAAGTTACAACAAACACTGGTAATTTCATAAAAAGATAGATGCTAGGATTTACATTATCTAGAATAACTTCTAATTTCATTTTAGAAGCTTCAGCATAGTTAATTTTATTTTGAATTGCTGCAAAATAATGGTTAATATTCATGTTTCCATGGGTTTTATCAACATCCATTCTTCCAACAAACTTCTGCTTTACTTCCTCTTTATATCTAGTTTCGTCTTTTCTTCTACCCTTTAATGGTTCTTCGATGTCTCTCATATTTTTCCCAGCTCTAGGTTCTAAGTCAAACTCAACTAAACCTTCATCACTGTCATTTTCAAAATACTGAAGTTTCATTTTATACCCATACTTTGCAGTTTTTGCTCCTGAATCATTAATAATTCTAAAGTTCTCAAAGAATTGAGAACTAGACATCCATTGAGGATGATTAGTAATCATTAATGGAGCCTTGATTTCATTGCCATCGTTTTTATCTTCTGGATTCTTATTTAAATCTTCTTGTAATTTATGGAAATAACTCATTTCCAAATCATTTTTTGAATCTAAAACTTTGTTTAAATCAACATAATTTAAATAATAATATGCATCAATTTTACCAGTAACAAAACTATCATCACTAACATATCCATGCTTTATAATATCATTAATAAATCTTATTTTAGGCATATATGCGCAGAATCTAGACATTTCATCATCAGTTGAATCAATATTGGTTGCAAATCCTAATTGTAATTCAGTTGCAACTTGTTCTAAATGATCTAATGACGTTTTTCTTCCGTATCCCTTTGATTCTTCTGCAAATATTTTAGGAACCTTTAATCTTCCAGTAATTGTATACAACCCGCCGGGCTGAGATTGTGCCGGTTGGCCATTATCGCCAGATGAGTCAGCATTACATCTAATAATATCAAAGTCCATTCTAATATCTTTAAAGATCTTATCCTGTCTTGAAGCTAATCTAACACTAACAACATCACCATCTCTAGGTATTGAATCTCCTCTAAACATGTTTTGGCTGTCCATAAATGATAGAGAAATTTCAGGTAAAAATCCATTTAACTTAATAGTTAATGAATTTAATTCCATATGTTCAATATCAATTCCATTGATCCTAACAGCTGGAGTTAATGAACCATTCTCTCTTGAAATCTTCTTACCCTCCGGTTCTTCTTCTTTACCAGAATCATAAACCATTTTTTCCAACTTGATAGTCGGTTCAGTTATAACGAGTATATGTCTATCTAAATCGCTAGCCATTAAGTATTACTATCTAGTTTTTTATTAATATTGTTCATTGCTTTTAATTCAGTAGGAGATGCTTTGCCACTTGATAATTTAGCAGTAGTTCTTATTTGGCTAGTGCTCAGCGCAGTACCAACTTCAGTCTGTCCATTTTGGATAACAACATTACTCTGTCCTGGTTTTAAAACATTTGGAGGTAATATTTCTTTTGCTCCATTTGATTTCTCAGAAGCTTTTCTTTTTAGATATTCTAATCTCTTCTGATCTTGAACTGGTAATCTTTTTGTTTCTATAAATTTATCTCGAACGAGATTTGCTTCTTTAACATCGATTCCAGGCTTTTTCCAACCAATCAATAAAATATCTGCCGGCGGGATTATAAGAACATCACCTTCACCGACTGAAAATGGATTTGAAATACCATTGTATTTTAAAATTTGATCAGAAAGCTCTGCTGTACCATAAACGTTCAGCGAAATTAGATCGATTCTACCTGCATGATAATCAGTAACAACGAACACATCATTGTCAATAGTACCATTTTTAAATAGAAGATATGGTTCAGTCATGATGATTTTGTCATCCGCTGATACCTTTTTGTTTTGAAAAGTTTTAAGTTCCATTATTCGTTAGCAAATTTTCTAAATACTTTATCTACTGATGATGGTTTAAGATTATTAGTATTTGTTCCACCACCTGGTTTATCTTTATTACCATAAGCAGATACTTCATGTAGATTGTTAATATCAGCACCATCATCTGGTTGTAGATAGAACCTTCCTCTTCCAGCGTTAAACATTCTTTCAATATCTGCTTTATCTCTTGGTCTTCCTGGTTTTAAAGTGATTTCAACTTCCATTATTTCCGGAAAATCTTGAACTCCATTACCACCATGAAAATTAATTTTGGTATTTGTGCAAACTAAGTTACCCATAACAATCATAGGATTTAATGGATTACCAACAGTAACATGCCATTGTCCAGTAGAATCACCGGTTAATAAGGCGTTTGCAACCTCACCACCTTGTGGAGAATTAAATAAATCCATCAACATACCACCAAGTAAGTTACTCATTACCTTAGAACCACCTAGACCATTCTTCTTAATATCATCAACGATATTAGTTGCCATACTCTGTAATTGTCCAAGTACTGAAGTTAAGAATCCTTTATAATCGCCGTTTCTTAATTTATTAATATCACCGAATGGTTTACCAATAGATCCACTTCCTAAATAACGAACAGCTCCACCCCAGAAAGGAGCGGTTGAATATGTTAGTGCAAGAACGTTAGATAATTGGTCCATAAAAAGAACCTTTGGGTTTGCACCATATAAAGACTTCATTTGATATTGAAACTTAAGTGTAAATTCTTTATCAAAAAGAAGACCTTTATCTCCACGTACAACCATTGATGCAATTTTATTATACGGTCCAAATACGTGGTTTGGATAAGTTCCTTTTAACGGATCGAATCCAGCTCCATGAGCTTCCATTTGAGCAACTTGTACTCCGTTTAATCCTTGGCCAGCTCCCATAAAAGCCTTACCAACTTTATTACCCATCAGCGCTTTACCCAATTTACCTCCTGAATTTTCATTATTAGTTGAGGTAATTGTTTGAACATCCGCTTCAACATCTTTCCAATCATATTTGTAACTAAGTGCTAGAATTTCAGCTAAACTATTTCCAGTTTCTTCTGACATCCATGTAATTGCTCTTGCAACATCTGGGCTTTTTCTTGGGATTTTACTACCATCTTGACCAACTGAAAAAGGCGTGATAATATCGTCTTCAACTGGATATGCAAATCTTCTTAATGTAACCATGTACGTATTTGGTATTTTACCAAGATATTTACACATTGCAAAATCAGAATAATTATAACGATATCCTAAAGATCCTTTGTCATCGGTTATATTGATAATATTTCTAATTGTTGGTTCAATAATTGTAGCAGCATCAATTTTATTATAAACAGGATCTGCGGTTTTATCTTGTGCAGCATTATCAACCGGACTTAATGGCGTTCCTCTATATTTAAATAGAGAATATCTGTTAAAAGATGAATATGGGGCTTTGCCATCATTAACCTTTTTTCCATTAGTAGTTGATCCAGCGGGTGCCTGCTCTGCTTTATCTAGAGTGTAGAAATACGAATCATCTACTTGATTATATAATTTACCCTCACCTGGCCCAGGTGCAACATTATTTTTTACACCACTAAATGAATTATTTTTACCAAAATTCTTTATTGGTTCAGTAGGACTAGTGATGTTGTTTGACTGTAACACTGTTTCAGGCAATTCATCGGATGATGCAATAGTTTTAGTAGCATCTTTAGTGTCAATTTTCTTATATTTCTTCTTTGGAGCGGGGCCAGAAGGCTTCGAAGCCTTTTTTGGATCTTTTCCTAAATTCCAAGCAGCATTATATGCTTTGTCTGCTCCACTAATAAAACCGTCTATAATACCAGGCATTCTTGTTAACGAATATTTTTAGGCAATATTTACCTATCTTATATATTCATAGTACTTTAAATGAGCCCAGAAATTAATAATCCCATAAATTAGAATAATGGCATCTAATATATCCTGGCGCGTTGATTTGGGCGCCGTTTTTGTACGATTTTCTAAACCTTATATTAAAGTCAACATCTTCACTAGTTCCTATTGTATCTTTCCATTCAATGTCAGATTTCCTTTTATGAATAAAAAGCCATGGAGCCATAACAATCATACCGGGTTTAACATGATTTATAACCCATTCTCCACCAACCTGTTTAAATTTGTAGGATTCTAAATTTTCAGTTGAATAAGTTGCAGATCCTTCTGGCCATCTATGATCCGCACTATCAAACCATGTTGTATTTGAATAGAAATCTAATTCGCTGTTTTGATTATATATGTTAACTAATAGATCTAAATAATTTGGTAGTATAAGGTCATCTGAGTCCATGTATGTGATTAAATCTCCAGTTGTGATAGTAACACCAACTTGACGCGGAATTCCTCGATAGTATTTCTGATCACCAACCAGATCATACATATTAGGAGTTCCTGTTTTAGACACATATGCATATTTAATACGGTCTTCATGTTTATATTTTTCTAAATATAAACTATGCGCTATGTCACAATCATCACTAACTATTACTAATTCTGAGTTAGAATAGGTTTGATTCAGGAAACTATCTACTGCTCTTATGAATTTATCAATTGGATTCTTTCTTGACCCAGGATAGTCCCCTAAATATGCCTGCATAACTATAGAAATCTTAGGGTTAAGTATCATCCTTTATCTATTTTATCTAATTCAACTGAATCTGGCCGGTATAAGAGTTTATCAAAATAGTCCTTGCGATCAGGTTTTCTAACATCTAAAAACTTTTTAAGTGCTATTATAAATTCATCTCTTGTATGATAATAATATTGTCCTTTAGAATAAAAAGATCGATTTGAAAGTTCATATAATTCTTTCAAATGTTTTTCAATAAAGAAATCTTGTAGATTTTTAAATAATTCGTTTAATTCATACTGTGTTTTAACACAGAAAATAGAATCAACAACAAACATGTAACTTTCCCATTTTTCAGAAAATACACGTTCTAATTCAGAAATTGTAGAATATTCTTTTCGGCTTAGATTAATTTTAGTTTGTTTACCTTCAAAGTTACCATCAAAAGTTAGGCCAAAGAAATATCTTTTGAGAAAATCAATATCGTCATATAACTTATCAATTTTAAGCATATATCTAGGCATGGTGTCATCAAATTTGACATCATATATAATAGCTCTTACAGGAAATAAAATGTTTGGGAATCTTTTGTTAGATAAAAGAGCATAAATTTTCTCGCCTTTTGTATATAGCTTATGCTTTATCATGTTCTAGATATGTAACATTATCAAAGAATGATAATATGTTTTCATTCTCTATTTTTTTATCTGAAATAAGATTAAGATTAAATTCAAAATCTCGATAATAGAAATCAGTAACCGTCTCTTTAAGATTAGAGATGGTTACTGGTTCTAAATTTTTAAATAAGTAAAGGATTTTCTGATCAGTGTGAAAAATGAGTACAGATTCTAAGATTTTGAAAATATGAAGTCCAATTACAGATTGTTTTGGTTCCTCTCCATACGGACACGATTTTGCTAATTTATTTGAAATTGTATGATAGTCAATTATAGTGCTATAATTAGACTCACTCATTTTCAAATAACGAACATAATCTCTCCTATGTTCAGACCAGATACAATCAATAATTAAACCCATTTTTATACAAGAAGAGATTGAAGTTTATTAATCTGAGTATTAAGTTCAGAAATTCTAGCTTCAATTTCAGCCTTATTTGGCTGATAATGTTCTCCCCAATCTTTGATTATTTTTATTTGATCAGAATCATTAGTGCTTCCGAATTCTAAACCACAATCTTCTGAAATATCTAGAAGAAATTTGATTTTATTTTCGGAAGCATCATTAGATTCAAAATCATAAACAATAGTTGAACTGTAACCTTCTCCAGCTGAGTTTGCATTATCATCCTCAACGTATTTTATTACGCCATTGTCTGCCAACTGAACTGTAATAGATTGCATAGTCAATTATTATTTTCTAGCTGATCTTAATTGATTAGCTTGTTTACTTAATTCTCTTGAACGTTTCTTATCTTCGCGATAAGTTTCTTTACTCTTAACTGCCGTTAAGGACCAAGACTCTTCTAATAAAGAAATTTCTTCTTCATTATAACCTAGCCCTACCCAAGTTTCTTTCATCTTATCTAAGATAGTTTGAAGTTGGTTTTCAATAGCGTCCATGTTTGCTTTTTCGTTCATTTCATGGATTCTTTTACCTTCTTCTTTGGCTTTTTTATACCACTCTTGTCTTTGTGGTGAAAAGAAACTTAGCTTTTCTTTTTCGCGTAAAACACCGTACGCTTTTAGTTGCGCTCTGCGAGCTCTTCTGTTAGGAATTTGATTCATTGTAATAGTTGTTTAAAAAAAGGGTGACTTCATCGTAAATATACGATTGTAGTTTATCTATTTGAATTTGTGAAGTGACTACCTGAGAAATTGTTTTAATCATTTCATCTCTAGACTCATCACTATTTTCTAGCAGCATGTCAAATACTTCGCGCTTTGGAAGATTAACTCCTAGATTTAATTTTAAAGTTTCAACATTCTTAGAAGATAACTTTATGATTAAATTTTCCAGAGGTGATTTTTCAACAGGAGCAGATACTTTCGATTGTATAATTTTTGGAGCTTCTTCCTTAACGGATTTGGCTTCATTTTTATTAGAAGGTGAAATTACTGTAGTTGACGGAAATGGTAAATTATTAATATCATCTACTTTTTCTAAAAATTCAGTTGCTACACTTTTAAATATTTGTGTTCCATCGGTAAAAATATAAAATTCAGAATCTTCTGATTCTACTTCGACAACTTTACCAAAGTGATCACCTTTCTTCCATTGAAATCTTTTGACTTCTTGTGCTGTTTCAGTATTATTTTCCATAATTTCTTTCTTAAAAAGGTTTTTAATCTTCGATACTATAAAACTCGACATCAGTTGATTCATTGTATTTTTGCATGAATTTTTCTATAAATCCTTCAGATGCTTTTGCTTTTTCAGATCCCATCCAGCATTCAACTCTCTTGATATACATGTTATAAAAATAATGAGATCCTTCTTCTTTAAGTTTATTTTCTAATATCTTTACATCTTCTGGATAATGTCTAATGTTAAATCCCATAATATTATATTATTTATTCGTTATTCCATACTATCTCCTGGTAAACAGGAATTCCAGCCTTATTAAGTAATTCTACACCTGAAGTATCTCTATAATCCTCACAATAATAAACTTCGGCAACTCCAGCTTGAATAATCAATTTTGCACAATCAAAACAGGGCATGGTAGTTGTATATAGCGTCGTTCCAATTGAACTAATTGTACTTTTAGCCAATTTTGCTATCGCATTCGATTCAGCATGTAGAACCTCTTTTTTAGTAACATATCGATGACAAGTACATGAATTATCAGTAGATAATATCCATCCAGCATCTTCTAGTAGTTCAGCTCCGGCTGGATTCTCCCAATATGTTGTTTGTTTATACTCACATTGATTTTCAAAACCATGTGGAGTTCCATTGTAACCAACACTGATGATTTGCTCATCTTTGACAATGATACATCCGACTTTTCTACGTTCGGCGTAACTTAACTTGGCGATCTGGTACGCCATCTGCATATAGATCTTATTAATCGGTATTCTTGGCATATTAAATAAAAAAGGATCTGAATAATTATATTCAGATCCTTGATTTAGTTTCTTATTTAACGAGATTATTCTCCGGCTTCAGGCTCGTCAGAAGATTCTGGTGATTGTCCAGATTCGGCCAATTTAACTTCTTGAATTTTCTTATCAAATGCTTCGGAAATCATATTTAGAGCAGCTTCATAAGCTTCTAATCCAAATTCTTCTTTACATTCTTTAAGAGATTTAGCAGCTAATCCAGCAACTAATGCTGCATTTTCGCACATATAACTTTCAATTGTATGTTCATCATGCGCATCGCTTTCCCAAGCTTTAGCTTCTTTAGTTACCATTTCATAACATTCTGATAAAATTTCAGAAACGGCTTTTTCAACTACTTCAGCCTTTTCAGCTTCTGCTGGTTTTTCTTCAGATTCATTGGCTTGAACTTTTTCAGCCTCATCTTCGTCATGTTCTTCAGGAGTGCCTAAATTAACAACTTCTTTTTCGATTTCTTCAGATCTATCCATTTCTGAAATAAACTGATCAAATGATTTATATCTCATCTTATTTAGATTTTTTTATTATACTTTTATATATTAAAGATCTTCACCTTCTTTTGGTTCTTTAAGGAATGTATAACCGTCAGGAATATGTCCCCAAATAAGAAGTGATTTTAACCATCTAGTCATTTCTCCATCTCTAAAGAAATACGGTGATTTCATATTCTGCTTCATTCCAATCATTCGACTATTAAATGAAACTTGTTTACCACACCAAAACCACATAGCTGGGGTCCAATTTTTTTCAGCATCTTCAAACGTTTTGCCAGATGGTATCATCTTAATAAGCATTTCGGCTGATTCTTTACCAGTGTCGATGCCTGCGTTCTTTGCCTGTTTCTGAGTTAAACCTGCATCTTGGCCATGTCTTGACTCTCTAAACTGTTTAATCTGAGCTGGAGTCATATTGATTAATTCCTTCCAAGATTTATACAAATCCTCAGAAGGTTCAGCGCTTCTGTCTTCAGCTTCAAGAATAAATTGTTCGAAAGTTTTAAACTTCATTACGCCTTAGGTTTCTTATTATACTTTCTTTTAGGCTTTGCTTCTACTGCAGAAGAAACGGCAACTTCTTTTTTAGGCTGCTTTTTAGCTTTTGGTTTAGCAGTCATTTTAGGAGTTTCTTTCTTTGCTTCAAATGCTTTTACCTCAGCATGATCGCTTGCAATAGAATCTTCTTCATTTTTCTTAAGGTAGTTAAATGCTAACAATACTACACCAAGAACAATTGCAATTGAGAAAATAATTTGTGTTGTCATAATTTAATTTTTAAAATGGTTAATTAATACTCTATATATCTAGACAAAAAAAGGGACCCTTTCGGGTCCCTTACCAACTAGAAGCTGACATTTACTCTTGTTCTTTAGTAGTATCTGTGTTTTCAGTTTTGGCGATAAACAAAGTTTCCAGGGTCGCAATTAGGTCATTTGCTTCGCTAACTTTACGTACTAAAGCATCCATCTCATCGATGATTTGATGGTGTTCTCCGATCCCAACAGAGTTTTGGTAATATACCTCAAGAGTTGCCAACGCTTCTTTTCGTTGAGCCTCGTATCGAGCTTTTAATGCTTCTACTTTTAATGATGCCATTTTCTTCGTTTGTTTAAAATTATATTGATTCAACTAAAATTGTTTCAAATTTATTCACATAATTTATTAGTGCTAGTTCTTTTGCTTTGGCTTCAATATCAACATCAATGTTAAGGCCATAAGATTCTATCTTTTCATAGATATAATCAGCATGCGCTCTGTTTACAACAGTAGCATCCTCATATAATTTCTTACATGAACTATAATGTGTGAGTTGACGTATACCATGAATATCCCACGTTGTTGCAGCTAATTTAAGAGCATCTTCAACCAACATAGGATCTTCATAACACCAATGGTGGTGATAATCAAAAACTATTGGAATTCCAGTGTGAACCGAGACACCATGAACCAGATCACTAATACTATATTGATTCTTTTTATCATCGTTTTCTAGTGTCAGCCTTGTCTTTACAGATAAATCTAAGGTGTCAAATGCTTTAATGAATCTTTGTATTGCATCTTCTTTACCACCTGCAGTTGTGTTAATATGAATATTGATAGCAGCATGTGGAGTTCTAGGAAGACCAATGAGATCCATGATTTCACCATGTTGATTTAGTTCTTTGATTGAACGAACAACAACATTTGGGTTTTCACTAGCAATAACGCAAAAATGCCCCGGATGGAATGTTAGCCGCTGACCAGCATCCATTGCAATTTTACCAGCTCCTTTCAAAAGATTAGAAATCTTTACATAGTCTGGTAAATCTTTTAGTTCATACTCTGACATCCAAGGAAACATATCAGATGACATGCGATAAAGTTTGATTCCATTTTGATTATTCCATTTGATAATCTCAATAAGATCTCGAACGTTTTTGATTGCAAGCTCACTAGCATATTCAATTCCTTTTTGCTCAAAAGTCTTTTTAATCATACCACGGCCGATCGTGATACCCTTTTCTTGCTGAAGGGTCATGTTTATACAGCAATAGCCAAAATTTACACTCATATTTTATCTTTAGGTTCTGGAGAAATAATATTGTTTCTCCACCATTTTTTAAACGTAGATTTATCAGATAATTTTTCTACGTAGTTTTCACCGACCATAATTACAATAAAAGAAAGTAAACTAATGGCCATTAAAGTTAACACTATTTCCATATTTAATTTTTTAACTTATACCAACCTCTCTTTTAATTGTTTCAAGTTGTCTCTCAATATCACATGCTTCTTCAAGTGTTAGAATATCTTCATCTAAAAAAAGTAATCCACCTTGAGTTTCAACCCAAACTTTATTGTCCATAATTAAATGATCTGCGACCAAATGAATACTCGAATCTTCTAACCAGACGACGTGACTTGCTTTATTAATTCGATTGATTCGTTGTTGGGTTGACATTAGTCCCATTGTTTTTCATATTTGTACCAATGATCAGCACTTGCACATTCTCGTAAGGCATCTATAATTAGATAATCCATTGTCTTTCCATCAATCTTTTCAAAGAATTCAATAATATCATTCTTTGCGTGTTCAATCTCTTCGGCGGTTGGGGTTTGAGCAACATGCTCTAAACCATTAAATCCAGCTGAACATACTGCTGAAATAGCTCGACTCGCAACTCTTTCATTGTCATTAAATCTTGAACCGAAATAATAATCAGAACGAGGATCGAGTTTGTTAATCATATCCCAAATCTCTTCATTCGTATGTCGAAGACGAAATACTGAAACCGCGGTTTCAATAATAGATTTATAATTATGAACTGCCGGATAGTTTGGGTTAAAAGAAATTCCGTTTGCTTTTACGTTTTTAATGTCAATCATTTTTAATTTGTTTTGTTGATATGTAAATATAATCAATTTCTACGAAACGGTAAAATTATTTTTGAAGTTTTTTCAATAAAGCATCATGAAATTCACCATAGTATGACTTACCACCAATATTCCAGGTATCTAATTCATTAATAGTGTAATTCCTATCATATGTTTTCCAATCGTATAAGGTGAAAGTGTTTCCTTTAAAATTAAAGACCCATTCAACCTGTACTTTGTCATCACCTGATGCTTCATTATACGTTGGTTCTCCAAATGCTTCTACCAATTGAGAATAATAAAATCCTCGTAAATATCCTTGAAGAGAAGTACCACATGCATCTGCCGAATCTTTGTCCATTTTTTGCAAAACTTTACAGATAATCATCTCTTCTTCCCAAGGCTCTGATTCAAAATAGAGACCATATTCTTCTAGCAATGTTTCATATTTGCGCCAATTATTTGCTAATTCTAGTGCAACTTCTGTGAACTCTCCAGAGTCGGAAGGATCGATATTAATAAATCCATGATAGCTTTCATGATTTTCATCAAATTGAAAATCATTAGCAATAGTTTCAATGTAATTTTTAACTGTATTTTTCATATTAATATTGTTTACGTGTTTGTTCCCAGATGTTATTTGCCCAAGTGTTGAAATCTACTTTTTCTGATTCAACAGTTCTCATGATTCTGGGTTGACCAGGAGTTGGATAATTTACAGGTTCTCCGGCAGTTTTATTACGTCTGCGTTCCATGATTCGGTTGTTTACTTTTTCAATAATAATGTGTAGATATTTCATAGATTAGGGATTTATGATTTTAAATATAGTAAGACTCTTCTTGGTTATGTTTTGCAACCTGTTCAGCATCAAACTTTTCGTTTCTCCAGCAGAACGTATTAAGATTTAAGTTATGCTTACGTTCATTTTGAGTACCAGGATATACTGTGATCTGTACCAATTTATCAGTAATTTTTGTAATTCTACCAGTATAAATCAAATTGTACGAGTCATATTCGGCAGTATCTCCAATATTAAAGCTATTGGTTTGAACTCCGTTCACGAAAATCTTAATTGATTTGTTACGCTCTAAATCTACTGAGTATTTAGTTGCTACAGATGGATAATGTTTTCTTGCTTTGGTTTGAACTTGAATTAACATATTGTTTGTTTTAATTATTAATGATATGTAAATATAAACAATTTTCTCTAAACGGTAAAACTTTTTTCACTTTTTTTCAAAAAAGTTATTAACAAAGTTATTAACATTTTTCAAATTGCAACTGAGGATAGCGGCTGCAAATATCATAAACTCTACAAACTCGACTTGCTAATTCAGTTGGTAGAATTTCTAAAGCCAAAACTTGAAGGTCAGTATATAAATAACCATCAAATAGACCATACAACTTATTTTCAAGTTCAAATGAACGATCAAAATCTTCAGCAAATCTAACTTCTCTAATAAGAGCTAAAATTTCAGATAAAGTTTCTTCGTTCATGTTTTCATGTCTGTTAAATCTAGAATGAGCCATAATGTGTTTGTTTTAATTGATATGTAAATATAAACAAAAAACCCGACATAAAAAAATGTCGGGTGAAATATTTTTAAAAAAGTTATTAACAATTATTTCCAGAATAGCTGGACGCAGAGAAGCAGGATAGCTAAACCTAATGAGATAAGAGTCTTTGTATTCATGCCTTCTCCCATTATTAAATAGGTTAATGATGAAAATGCAATCATACCGGTTGCAAATCCAATAAATCTACCTGGCCAAAGTGCACCATCATAATAGGTAAATAATTCTCTAGTGGCCATTATAAACGTGTATGATATGATAACACCACCAAAAAGAGAAACCCAGAATGGATTCTTTTTAATCCACGGCCAGACAAATTGGCCATTAGTCTGAAACCAAACTAAAGATTGGCCAAATAGAAATAATAGAATTCCAAATATTAAATGCCTCAAAATAAAGATTCAGTTTTTGTAATCAAATGAGAAATAAAACTAGGTCTATGTTCAATTGACGGGCCAGTTTCCTGTATTGCTGTAATATGTTGTTTAGTCCCATATCCTTTATTAGAAGCCCAGCCATAGATCTTATTACTATCATGCTCATTTAGAGATTTCATATAATTATCTCTAGCAACTTTAGCAAGAATAGAGGCAGCAGCAATTGAGGTGTACTTGTTATCTCCACCAACAACTGTTGTATATGTTTTATCCTTATATCCATGGAATTGGTCTCCATCGATTAGAATAAAATCAAAATCAACTTCTTCCTGTACATTTGAAAGTGCTTGGTTCATACCATGTAGAGTTGCTTTAAGAATATTCATTCTCTCAATATCTTCTACGCCGATGTTAACAACACTCCATGCGATTGCATGTTGGAGAACTATTTCATGTGCTTGTTTCTTTTGAGATTCTGATAATAGCTTAGAATCTTTAACAAGAGGATGTTGAAAATCCTTTGGCATAATACATGCTGCTACAGTAACTGGACCAGCTAAAGCTCCTCTTCCAGCTTCGTCAACACCAACTTCAATAACTTCAGAATCGTTATTGTATTGTGATTTTAATAAAATTTGCATTTATATAGATTTTTTAAGATTTTCATAAATTTCGTTAATCATAGTACTTTCATTTGCAAAGATTTCTTTTTCCATGTTTCTGCGAATGTTTTCGATATGATTTCGTACATAATTAACCATTTTGTTGGCTTCGCTTGAAGTAAGACTCTTGGTTATAAAAAACTTGTGATTAGTTATTCTAACACCATCATCTCCTAAAACAATATAATAATCAAGATCTTTATTCTGTAAGTAATATGTTCCACTTACAGGGGCTATTAAGAATTTCGTGCCTTTGTTTTTACACATTGCCCTGACGATTGCATAGATCTTTGAAATTTCAGAATTCATCTTAGAACTTCCGTTTGATAAATTAGAATCTAAAACCCTAGTAATCTTTAATTTAGTAATCTTATAAAACCTTTTAAAGCCCATACAAATATTAGTTAGTTTAACTTAATACTTATATGGGCTTTTTATTAAAAGTTTATTAGTAAATTCTATTTGTTATTGTCGTACTTCCATTTCTCATATCGGCGTACAATCTCTTGTAAGATTTCAGCACGTACAATATCTTCATCACCAAAGGTATGGACACCAACCCCTTTCACGTCTTTCATCAAGTCGATAAATGCCGGTAGCGATACCTTACTCTTTTCAATATCGTATTGGCTAACATCACCCGCAATAACAACTTTACTATCATTACCCATTCTTGTAATAAATAGCATTAGCTGTTTGTAGTCGGCATTTTGAGCTTCGTCAAGAATCATAATTGCATCATCAAATGTATCTCCTCTCATATAAGCTAGAGGTTGAAATTCAATAACACCTCTGCCCATAATATTGTGAGCTTCTGTAAAACCAACAATTTTTTCAATATTTGAGGTAAATGATTTGATATATGGAGCTATCTTTTCATCAATTGTTCCAGGTAAGAAACCTAACTTTTCACCAGCTTCTTGTATTGGTTTTGTTAAGATGATTTTCTTGATTTTCTTTTCTTTGTAGAGTTTTAATGCGGCATACATTGCCGAAAAAGTTTTAGAAGTTCCTGCCGGACCGTGACAGAATGTAATTTGATTTTTAAGAATGGTTTCAACATATTTAGCTTGTGTATCTTTTAGATAGACTTTGCTAAGTGCCGATTCTGTTGTTTGTGCTGATGCTCGATCTTTTCTTGTAGCCATATGTGTTTTTGTATTTAGTCTCCAGCCATTTTGACTAGTGATTTTAACTTTAATAGAGTATCGCACTTCTCGTACTCTTCCTTCTTTTCGAAGTATTCAATTAATAAATCTATAAATTTAGATCGTTGACCTAAGCCATGTGGGATTTCAATAAGATCCTTACCTTCTTGAAACACAACGAAGCGATTTACAGTTTTTGTAAAGTTGCGGGTCAAAGTGTAGTAACTTGACCTCATAATATCATCCTTTTCTCGATTTGAAATTTGACTCATGTACTCAGTGATAACCATTCTTATGGTATATATTAACCGGAATATCGGCAATACGGTGAGATACTATAGTATTTTATGATTCTTTTTCTGAGTCAGTTTTTAACTTTTGAATATAAGTTGCCTTTCTAACCTCATCTCTTCTAGTAACAGATGGTTTGACAAATTCTTTACGATCTCGTAATTGATTAATTTGTTTTGTTTTAACAACTTTGGTTTTATACTTTTTTAAAGCCTGTTCGATATTTCCGTTTTTAACTTCAACTATAATCATTTTATCTCTTGTATTATTTTTTTAAGTTCATTACATTTTTCATATTCTTCTCTAGCCTCAAACCAGCTAATAATAAATGTAATTGCCTCTAGTTTTTCTTCTTTGGATGATGTACTATTTAATGCATCTTGTTTTCTATTTATTATAGCTTTATAAACAAGATCCATCATCTTCTCTCTGGGTAGATTTCTTACCGAATTAAAAAATCTAAGAGAATCCTCGTCCATTGAAAATTCAGCATCTTCTATCATTCTAATTCTTTAATTTTTCTTATTATTTCCATTTGTTCATCCGTTATCGATGAAAAATCACCATGGACCTTAACAAATAAATTACCAAAGGTATTTTCTCGGTATATTGGCATTCCCTTTCCAGGAATTCTCAATACTCTACCGCTAGTGGTCTTAGGTGGTATATTTATTTTATATTTTCCAAATGGAGTTTCAATATTGACATCGATACCTAATATTAAATCATAGAAAGGTAAATAGTGATCAATCCACATGTCAGACCCTTGAACTACAATTCTTTCGTCCGGATTAATCAATATGTTAATAATTAGATCGCCTCTAGGCGCAGCTGTATTATATGGGTTGTAAGATCCTCTGCCATATACCTTTAAAACCATTCCGTTCTGCAAACCTCTAGCAAAATCAACTTTGACTTTATCAAAATTTAAATCAAAGTTCTTAGAACAACCGTAATATGCTTCTTCTAATGTGAATGTTGCGTTAATTCTAACATTGGAGCCTGCTGCGTTTTGTTTATAATTTCGGTCAAAACTGTCACCCCAATTTCCATTCCATTGGCTGAATAAATCATTTAGATTAAAGCTATTAAATCCACTAAATTTTCTAGTAGAATCATACACGCTTCTTTTGTCAACGTTACCTAACGTCTCGTACGCTTCTTGTACTTTTTGAAATTTATCTTTAGCAGATGAGTCATTTGGATTTCTATCAGGGTGCAAATCTTTTGCCAATCGCCGATAAGCAGCCTTAATTTCTTCCGGTGTCGCCGTTTCTTGAACCCCTAAGGTTTGATAATAACTCATTCTTTTCTGCTTTTAACGCTTCTTTGCGCTGTTCAACGATAGATTTCTTTTGTTCACGCTCCATTGCATCAGCAACTCTTTTTACCTGAGCCGTTAATGCTGTTAAAGCTGAAATAAGTTCTTTATCTGTCATAGTTTTAAAATTAATTATACAATATGTATCATAATAAAAAAGGAGGCTTATGCCTCCTTAAGATCAGTCAGATATTTTTGTAATATCGTACATTTTTCGTATTCCTCAGTTTCGACGAACCAACTTAACATGAACTCTAAAGTGTCGATTAGTTGAGTATTATTGAGGTTGATTAGCTTCATTCTCTCAATGTCAATACCATTTACTTCGATATTTTTAAAGTTTGCTCGAACTAATTGATCGACTACGTCGTGATAAACACCTTTAATTTCGTTTGATTTCATAATTTGTTCTAGTTCATCATGTTCTTCCGTGAACTCGTTTTCTAAATCTTCGTTGTTAAACATATCTATTTGTTTTATGATATGTAAATATAAACAAAAAAATTCAAACGGAAAAACTTTTTTAAAAAATTTTTACTTTTTTAACTTCTGTCTTTTTAGAAAATGCAACACTCAATATTCCATTAGTATGTGACGCTTTTAAATTATCAACATCAACATCAGAACCTAGTGTAAATTTTCTAACAAATGATTTTTTAAACTTGTTAGAAGCTTTCTCATCGATTTCAGCAGAAATTACAAGATCCATACCTTCAACTTCAATACTCAATTCATCTGTTTCAAATCCAGGTACTGCTAAATGAAGGGTGTTGTTTTCAACATAATAATCTTTGAATTGATCTGTTGAAATCCAGGTTGTTTTCCAGATTGGTTCGCTAATGTTGTCGAACATTTTTTCTACTACTTTGTCAAATGAAGTTCCTCTTGTTGTAAACATAATTTATTATATTTTTGGTTTCTGGCTTATGCCATTACTAATATATGTACAAAAAGTATGCCAATTTGATTTTTATGCCAAATTGTCATATTTTTAAAAATCTGAGTTTCTAATTGGTGACATATTGGCAAATCTTAAAACTAGACTTCCGGCTGCCTCAATATCCTCTTCGCAATAATTTTTAATATCTTCAATTCTACCAGCCCAATATGCCGCACCGACTTCTCCAGCCGACATTTCATCTTTTGGATTTTTAATACCTAAAAGAAGACAAATATGAGCAAGAGCTGCGCTACTCCAGCCACCGGCTTTCCATACCTCGTATGTATCAATTAAACAGTTTTCCCATGGTTTCATTTTATGTAAATGAAGTTGTTTAGGTAGATCTAGCCCATGAACAATACTTTTTTTGATGATATATGGAATATCAAATCCTTTAATATTATGTCCAACTAATTTGATTCCAGGCGCCTTAAAAAATACAATCTTCATGAATTCAATAAATTCTGAAAGTAGATCCTTCTCATCGGTACCATAAAATGATTTCTTTTGCATGAATGGATTTCCTTCTTCATCGAATTTAACTTGACCAACTGAGATACACACAATTCTACCCCATTCAGCAGAAAGAGATGCTTTTTGATAATAAATCTCATCATCAGATAGATTCTTTAATTCAACGTCCTCATCTCTGATAAATTTAGCCTTTCTTTCCCAAAAACTTTTGAGAGATGGAATATTGGTAATAGCTTCTTGATATGTTTCAAACCCAGAGGTCGTCTCAATATCAATAAAAAGCATTCCTTTAATTTCTTCTTGATTATACATTATTCATATTTAGTTTTAGTAATACTGTCTACCTCTTTAATTATATCAAATATAGAACATGAGTAAATCCAATAAGGTCGACCCATTCGCTTAGTATCGTTGTCGCTTGCTGGTACATGGAATGAGTACCACTTAACACCATATGTTTTTGTTAAATTTTCATTAACACCAACACATTCGCCTTGATATGTTGTCATTTTAGCCCAAACAAATTCATAGAACTTGCCTTCTTTGGGATTCTTAACGTTAACGATTTGGATTTCTTTAGGTTTCTTTGCCATAATTTCTAATTGTTTATGTAAATATAAACAAAAAAATCGACACGGTAAAATTTTTGTGAAAGATTTTAAGATTATATGAGTAATCTTAAGAAAGTTTAATCCAACTGCTCAAATGGATCTGACCAGGTTCTAGACTGACGAACCTTAACATATTGGTCGTATGTTAAATGAATTGCTATATAACCTCCTGAAATAGAATATGGAGCATCGGTCTCTGAAAACCAATATTGAGGTGGAATTTCTACCCTATCATTTAAAAAATCAAAAAGCTCGTCGACGAGCATATGGTGTACATATATGGTTAAAACCATGCATTTGTTATTAGGGTACCCCATTATTTCTCTACTTTCCAAGCTGGATTCTGTTTTGTATTCTGTGCTGTATCTTCCTCTTTAAATTTCTTTAAAAGATCTACAGTATCTTGAGACAATTCGGTTTCATAATAATCCTCATAGATCTTTTGATATAAAATAGACATGATACCAAATAATGCACCTGGTTCCGAGTTCATTTCAAAAACATAAACTTTACCATCCTTAGTTTCAGCTAAATCAATTGCATAAAAGTCTAAATCTGAATGGGCATCTGAAAAATATCTTAAAACCTTTAAATGTTCTGGTTTAATGTTCTTAATATCTTTACAGATATATGAAAAATTAGTTTCTTTTTCTGGATCTTTTTTAGAAATATCAGCAGTTTCATCATCTAACGGAACTCTTTGAGCCCATTGGATCAACTCTCCTCTCCATAACCAGTATCTATGTTCTTCTGTAATATCTATTTTTTCAGAAAATGAAGTGAATTTGCTTAAATCAGCAGAATCAAAATCTTCTTCATCTTTAAAAACAACGATTCCTAATCCGCTATGCTCATTATCAGGCTTAGCAACAATAGGAAAATTAAGATCCTTTACTTCGCTTGGATCTGTAACGCTAGGTATAATATAGTTACTATCCTGATGCATTTCATAGAATGCTGACTTTGATGATATATTTTTTCTAGCCTCGATCTTATTATAAATCTGATCGGGACGAATAGCTCCTTTTTCTAAAAGTTGCTCTAAAGTACCACGATCATAATTAAGTACAGGAAGTCCTTTTGGAACATCAACAACATCTATATCTCTAGTTAAAATACACCAATATTCAGGAGTATGATATTCATCACCAGTTATAAAAGAATCTTCTAAATCTTTTCTTCTAGTAATGCATACCTTTTTAAACTCATCTTTTACAATGGCTTCAGATACAAATTGTTCAAATGTTAATAGTGACTTCATGTACTATATATTATTTGTAATGTTCTCCGCCTACCCAAAGAACGAAAGATCTTCTAGTTCCTTTAGTAACGGGAGTAACTCGATGCATCATATATGATGGAAAAACTACAACATTACCACGTCCTCTTGGGGCTTGTCGAATCCAATCTCCACCTCCCCAAATTTCTAAATCGCCGCCCTCGTATTCGCCGCCATCCGAAAGCTGAACTGTTATAGAAACTTTTCTTTTAGATGCCATTCCAGTTCCTAAATCTTGATGCCATGTATAATGTCCACCTGCAACATCGTAATATTCTGTATATTGAATTGCTTCTGGTGCTGCAATTAAATCAAATCCCCAGGTATGGTCATTAGCCTCAATTGCCATGGCCATTAATTTATCATAAAGCCATCCCCATTCTTGTGTTTGAGGAATCCATTTAATGCTAGAACTACGTACCTTTTTATCGACATTAGTTGATTCTCCTCCGATAATTGTAGCTTGCTCAAATGGAATTAAATCCACGTCATTATAAATTTTAGTTAATTCTTGTTCGGTAAATCCCTTATCGAACCAGTAATAATTCTGAGGATCATTCTCAGGTTTTGTAAAGATGTTTTGAAAGTTCATATATTATTTATTTTTGTTAATTAGGGTTTGAATCTCTTGATCCCAGAACGTATGTTCTTGTTGCATGTGAGAATCCTCAAATTCTTTACTGGTTACTGAAACTTCACCTGGTGTTTTAAGTCCTTGGATCCAATATATTTTTCGTTTCATGAGGTCTTTGTTATAGAAATATAGATAATCATCTCCAAAAAATATCTTAAAACAATCTGGTATTTTTATATAATTCTCTTTTTTAAGAATCATCATACAACCAAAACCATATCCTCTATCATTTATTTCAGTCAATTCTATAAAATCATTGAACGTATTAATTTCAGAATTTAAAAGATTATCTTTGTAGAGACCAATCATTCCAAAATTAGAATCTTTTTGGATCAACGTGTTGAACTTTCTTACCAAAAAATCAATGTTAATCGATATATCATCATTAAGTAGGCAAACGTATTTGTTCTGTGCAAGTGTTACGCCTATTGACCAAGAAGGATTGACAAATATGTTTGATTTTGGTTTAATAACTGTAACTCTATAATCCTTGCTTGCATATCCTTTCTGCGCATTGTCGATAATAATAAGCTCAGCATCCATGTTTTTGCAACTTTCAAAACTTTCAATAGTTTTGAAAATACGGTCGGATTTCCATAGAGTCGGTATTATGAATGTAATCATATTTTGTATATTTCATTGACATAGCATTCTTCTTTGCCAAATTTACTAGGAGTATTAAGTGGATTATTTGGATTTTCTTCATATGCCCAATCTTTATAGCCTAATTCCTCAAATCTATTTTTAATCTGCTCATTATAATGCCATGCAATAGAACGAACTCTTCTTTGAATATCCTTTCTAGCCAAATCATGTGAATTCATAACATTGCCATTGTTGTAGATAAATTGCAAGTAACCGAGTCTAGGTATTCTAACCATTTTCGTTTTTAAGAATGTTCTTACAATTAGTTCATAATCATCTGCAATTGCAAGATCTCTACAATGTCCACCAATTTCAAAATACGTTTCTCGCCTCCATGCTCTAACATGATTTGGTACTCCAACGATATGCCTGATTGTTTTTGGATTTATATTTGAAGAGACAGCAACTTTAAATGTTTTATCTAGAACAGTTTCTTTAACATATCTTCCATATCCTAGTGCGAATCCATCTGGATATGTTAGTGAATTCCAATTTTGATCTATTTCTGCTGAATCTGTATAAAAGAATCCGGCATCTTTATGTGCTTGTGAAGCATTAAATAAATCTTCAGTGCATGTAGGTACTAAATAATCGTCATGGTCCAATTCTGCTAAAATATAACCTCGACATAAAGTCGCAGCTCTCCATTTTACTTCACCGATATTACCACCACTTTTCGGATTAATATCAAATACTCTAACTCTTGGATCTTTTGATGCGATTGCATTTGCTATTTTAAGAGTAGCTCCACCATCACTAGAATCATTAACAACCACCCACTCCCAATCAATATATGTTTGCGACCTTAGTGAATTATATGTCATTAAAAGTTTTTCACCAGTGTTATATGCTGGAGTAAAATATGAAATCAATTTAGAATTATCAAAACTCATCATCGTTGTCATTGCACAATTATATGCTTTTTCACCGGTCAATGGATCATTAGGTTCTACATTAATCCACATTTTTCTAAATTCATGTGGCGCATTCCAAAGAGTTTTTAAATCTTCTGGATTTTCATATGCGCTAACAATAGCAATTGGTTTTACTCTAGCTAAATCTTCAAAAATATTTGAATCATCTTTGATATATTCAACATCTAAATCTTGAGATTCATAACTTGCATAGTAAGATGATTTTAAATCAGGTGTTCCTTCTCCAATATAAAGAATTTTAGGAACTTTGGCACTAGGTGCTTTTTGTAGATAATTGTAATGTGCTAAAATTTCATCAATAAAAAGAAATGAATTTGGATTGGATTCATATACCTTTTCAATAAATCTACCATCAGCATCATAACCACCTTCAAATTCTATTCGATCAAATACTCTTCTGTTTAAAACAAATTGAGCTAAATCAATATGTCTAACTTTCATATTTTCTGGCTTTGCGTACCTAACATCTACGCCAGTAAAATCTTTTCCAGCAACATGTTGATTAAATACAATTCCATCTACAGAATTGTCAATCGATTCTTTTATTTTATCATAGAAATTTTCATGTAAAATATTATCATCATCTAGAGAATAGATCCAACCCGATTTAATGGTATCTTTTATAATTCTACTCATTTGTGGATATAAATAGTCTCCACCTTGAGAGTATTCAAAATGAACTCTTGGGCTATATTCTTGTAGTTGAGTTAATAATTCAACATCAATATCTTTTAATCGAGTCGAATCAAATATAATGTGCCAAACAACATCACTTGCTTTAGGAATTGAATTAGCAACTTTTAGTAGGTTTTGAGGTCTACTACACCTTGTTAAAATATGTATTGTATTCATGTTTATTATTTTACATCAAAAAAGAACAAATGGAAGAATCTAGCATTATTAATATCGTCACCAAAATACTTAGTAGCAGCGTGAATTCTCTTTGAGTCAAAAAGAACTAATCTATTATAAACATTTCCAACCTCATCAATTTTTTCATACTGTGTTGAATCATAAAAGTTTAATTGTGAACTTCTACCCTTAAATGTTTTATTATATGCCTCAGCATCTTGAGATGGGTCATCAAACCTGGTTCTACCAGTAAATTTACTAGCGTAGAATGCAGTACCAGTTTCATACGGAGCTTCTTTAGTTAAGAAAACCATAGCTGCGTAATTTTGACTATCAACATGATATACAATTGGATCGTTAGCAACGCAATATTGGAATACACCATTTGCGTAAGTTTCAAGATTCCAGTTGACAATTTCACGACCAATAATTTGTTCAAACTTTTCTTTGGTTCCTTCTAAAACAAATCTTTCTTTGCTTCTTTTACCTTTATGATAATTAGATGGACTAAAGTCTAAATTATTAATGGCAAAATCTCTAACAAAATCTGGATTATCATAGAAATTATCAACAATGATTAAACCTTTATTTTCATTATTAAATCCAGAATGAAATGCAATATAGTTATCAATATTTCCGCACTGGTATAATAATTCACCAAAGTGAATATCAATATTCGAACTTGATCTAATAATGAATTCAACACCAACCATACTATTGTTGCCAGGGTAGTATTCCAGTACATCAGGTCGATCAATCGCGGTAAATGGTATAGTAACATCATTAATACTGATCGATGTTATTGGTTTAAACTGATCACCATCCTTGACAGTAATCCAACCCCGTACTTTATAAAAAACGCTAGCTTGTTTCTCGATAGAATCGAAATACCAATATACGTTTGGTGATTTTGTGAAATGATTATTAATCATAATTTTAGTTTATAGGTTTAATATTAAGTTAGTTTCCTCTTTTCTTATCAAAGTTTAAATATGTATCAGGATTTATTATGAGCTCATCCGAAATATCGTAGCATCCCTTAATAATATCATCTTTTGAAGCACCCTTATCAACAAGTTCTACTATCACTTGTTCAAAATAATGATTATGCTTTTCTAAATCAGTAAATTTCCAATTCTTAGGACAGCACCCACAGAAATATTGTTCTGGAGTAATATAACCATACTTACATTTAAAGGATTCTCCGCCATATCCGCATGGTTTTAAAGAAGCATAGTAAGAATCCCAATCTAATTTAAACCGCCAGTGTTCATCATGCACAAATGCACCAAATTCTAAAAAAGCTGAGTTAAGTTGAAATCCTTCGGGTTCTTTTTCTATTTCAGCTCTACCCCAGTTTGGATTTCCTTTAATTTCAATCGCATCTCCATTTTTATCAAAAAATTCTGGAAGAGGAAAGATTCCAACCTCATAAAATCTTTTATTTCTTCTAAATACCGGATTGTTTGTATATTCCTTTTTGGATAGATTCCAATATATTAATGATTCAAATTGATTTCTTTTAAGTAGGTTTTCTTCTTTTAACCAATATGAATATCCAAATTGTCGGTCGTCAATGTCATTTTGGTATCTTCTAAGAACCATCTGATCAAGTTCTAGATTAGAATCAAAACATCTAATTAAAGAATTAATCCAATTAAGTTCTAAACCGCTGATTTTTTGAGGTAAACATGTCCAATCTCCTTCTAAAAATAGAACATATTCATAATGTTCGGTCATTTTATTAAGTCGATTAATTCCAGCACCAACTCCTAGATTTTTTTTTGAAAGTTCAAGGTGCCAAGATACATTAGAATATTTGTTAAATAATCGTTCAGTAACTTCTAATAATTCATTATTATATGAATTTAAGAATATGAACCAATCTCCTTCAAAATTTGGATTAGCATCTAAAAAAGATACAATAGTTCTTTCTAGATATTCTGCTCTAAGTTGAGCATCGTGTGATAATGTTGCGATACAGAATTTCATATTATTATAATAATATACTACATTCTATATATACAAAAAAGCCGGAATGAATCCGGCTTTAAAATTATTCAAATCCTATTTTTCTGTTGTGGGTAATAATACCGTTTGCAATAAAAAGATCAGTATTTTCAACATCTAATCGATACACTATTGTTTTTTCATCGATTTCTTGTATAGAGATGATTTCAACTTCTTGTCCATTTTTATTTAGGAAAGTATCACCGATTGAAAGATCTGTAGTTTCACAGAAATTCCATATTCCATTTTGTTTTCTAAAATGAATATGGGTTCCTGACGCTATCAATAAACCATTATTAATAGAATAAGATGACCCAACACTAACTGGTGTAATCGATTTAACCGTTGCTGTATTAAATTCATACTCTAGAGTAGAATCAGACCAATTAACCCAAGCATTTTCATCTTCTGATAATCCAGAAATACTAACACTTTTTACTATGTCTTTTCGTCTAATATCTTTTAAAAGTTTAGTTGTACCATCTGCCATTTCAATAACAGAATCTCCTACCAGACAATTATCACCTCCACAACCTCTTGCTACATAAGTTGCGCCATAGTAAACAGTTCCCATACAAAATTGTTCTCCGTATCCAGCATATCCAACATACTGATTCCCGAGACAATCTAAACCTTCATAATACTGATCGAATCCTGAATAAGTATCACATTGTTGTGGCGGTGGTGGTTCTACATAACTAAAAACCGCGGTTAATCTATAAGTATTTTGCCAGCCATCTGTTGGAATATAGTATGAAACGTTTGCCGAATATGACCAAATTTCATATGGATCCACGCGATACCAATATTGAAATGCATAACCAGACTGAGCAGATGCGTCTATTGTAACCCAACTGTCATATGATTGCGTTACTGCATAAGTTGCTGGAAAATGGGAATCTAAATATCCGCTATACCATGGCGAAGTTACAGAAACTGTTCCGCCTCCATCAGAAGATAAAGTCCAGCATCTACTATTAATCCATTGGTTTCTAAACTGACCAGAAAAACTACCAGTTGAACTAGTTCCGTTGGGAGGGTTTGTAAAGAATTTACCTCTAATACTAGAAGCTGACGTGTATCCTCCTTGGCCACATTCAACGTATGATCGAAGCTGACTGAGCGTAACGCTACTGCCAGCGTAATAAATTCTTCCCATTATGAATTAACTATTTTTTGAACCCATTCATGTCTCCACTTAAAACCAGATTCGTATTTTTGATTATTAATAAGTGGACATATGTCATAACTTGCAGGAACTACTTGAGGAGCAATTTCAATAACTTGATTCTGTACAGTAAAACCATGATCTTCTAATATAAGTTTAACCGTACAATATTCAATTTCATTATTAATAACTATTCTATTAACTGCTGTAGAATGTCTATCGATCCACCATGCATATATACCATTAGTATTTAAATAGTTTTTAACAAAGTTACTAAATCCAAGTACTCCATTATAATCATCTGCAAAAGCATCAAATCCTACATTATAATAAATAAAGTCAAAATTAGTAGGAAATCCTTCTTCAAATAAAGCATCTTCCCATCTATTTTCAATAATATGGGTTGTTCCACCATTTACAAAACCTTGATTTTCTAATCTAGCTAATTGATTTTGATTTGGTTCAATAATCCACAATTCAGCACAATTTGCATTCTTAACAAGTTGATTAAGAATACCAATTCCACTACCAACAATTAGAACCTTCTTTCCAACAATATTAGTTGAAAATCTAGTAACCAAATCTTGATAAATTGGCATATCAAATGGATTAATTGTCCATCTTTCCCATTCAACATCGGTTAATAAGATGTTTAAATTAGGGTCATACAAATAACAATTAATCTGCTTGTTAATATCAGCAGGTGGTAAATTATTTGTGAAAACGTAATCTATTCGTGCTTGCATATTACTTATTTTCTAATTGTTTTACTCTTTCTGAAAGTTGTTTAATTGCTTCAATAAGAACACCAACTAAATCATTGTAACTTACAGTTTTATATCCATCTAATCCATCAACTACATTGTCTGGTAAAACTTTTTCAACTTCTTGAGCAATTAAACCAGTTCTCTGTCTATCTAGATCAGAATTTAAATTATATCTAACACCTCTTAAAGATTCTACAATCTCTAAAGCATTATCTATTGTTTCAATATTTGTTTTTAACTTTTCGTCAGAACTAATAGTAACATCAGAAAAAGTTGGTGAAGAGTTAGTGTTTACATACTGGTTTAACGAATTTGCATAACCATTATTTGTAATATAACTTGTCCAGTTTGCATTTGTTAGAATAGTTCTGTATGATTGGTATGCACCATTAGTGACTCTACGTACCCAGAAATTATCAGAGTGGAAGTCGTGTACAAGTTGGAATCCATAGTTAGCAGACCATGAGTTACCCATTGAGTTAATCCATTGATTCCAATCTCCAGATGGTGTTCCATTTGGACTAGATGCAAAGAAGAATCCGGATGCTCTATTAAATCCATTTAAGTCTCCGTCATTAGTACTCTTTTTGTCACCATCACCATATACAATTCGACTAATGCCTACACCACTTATAGAGCTTGCATCATATGATGCTGGGCCTGTTGGACCTGTAGGACCTGTAGGACCTGTAGGACCAGGACCTCCAGCTGAACCATCTCTACCAGTTGCACCTTGGGGACCAGTCGGACCAGTCGGACCAGTTGCTCCAGTTCCACCAGTTCCACCAGTCGGACCTGTTGGTCCAGTTGCGCCTTGGGGACCAGTCGGACCAGGACCTCCATTAGAACCATTAGTTCCATTAGGACCTGTTGGACCTTGTCTACCCTGTGCTCCAGTCGGACCAGTTGCTCCAGTTCCACCAGTTCCACCAGTCGGACCTGTTGGTCCAGTTGCTCCTTGAGGACCAGTTGAACCAGTAGGACCAGTCGGTCCAGTCGGACCGGCTACCGTAGATGCCGCTCCAGTTGCTCCAGTAGGGCCTGTAGGACCTTGAATACCTTGTGGTCCTGGACTTCCATTAGAACCATTTGTTCCAGCGGCTCCTTGAGCACCGTTTGCTCCGGCTAGTCCATCAATACCAGATGGTCCTTGTCTACCTTGTGGACCAGTTGCTCCAGTAGGGCCAGTAGGGCCAGTTGCGCCCTGTACACCAGTCGATCCAGTTCCACCAGTTGCTCCAGTTGCACCCTGCGGCCCAGTCGGACCAGGACCTCCATTAGAACCATTAGTTCCATTTGGACCAGTAGGACCTTGTCTACCCTGTGCTCCAGTCGAACCAGTTGCTCCTTGAGCTCCAGTTCCACCAGTTCCACCAGTCGGACCAGTTGCTCCTTGAGGACCAGTCGCTCCTTGAGCTCCAGTTCCACCAGTTCCACCAGTCGGACCAGTTGCTCCTTGAGGACCAGTTGCTCCAGTTCCACCAGTCGGACCAGTTGCTCCTTGAGGACCAGTTGAACCAGTAGGACCAGTAGGTCCAGTAGGTCCAATTGCCCATGAATGAGAACTAGAACTTGTGTAATAAACACCACCATTAGGAATAGTAACCATGCCAGGCATCCATTTTAATGCGCCTGTGTCGCCATTATGAGTTGCAATTAATACCCATCCATCACCAACCTGAACCGAACCATCATTATACGCATGAACTGCTAATCTTCCAGAATCATACGGATGGCTCATTCCTCGCCCAATTTTATACCAAACACCATTCCATGCTGGTACACTTAAGTTAGATACCGGACCGATATCTAAATATCCAGAAGATCCTAAACTATTATCAACTGGTATAATAATTACTCTTTGATCCCATGTTAGTCTAGCAGAAGACCAAGTTACATTACCTCCTCCACTTATAGCATAGTTTGCATTCGCAGTTTCATATTCAGTAGGACCCGTTGGTCCAGTTGCTCCTGTATTTCCTTGAGGACCTGTTGAACCTGTCGAACCAGTAGAACCTTGAGGTCCAGTTGCTCCTGTATTTCCAGTAATACCAGTTGGACCTTGATTTCCTTGTGCTCCAGTATTTCCAGTAATACCAGTTGGACCTTGATTTCCTTGAGGTCCTGTATTTCCTTGTGGACCAGTTGGACCCTGTCTACCTTGAAAACCTTGAGGTCCAGTAATACCAGTTGGACCTTGATTTCCTTGTGCTCCTGTATTTCCAGTAATACCAGTTGGACCTTGATTACCTTGAGGACCAGTTGCTCCTGTATTTCCAGTAATACCAGTCGGACCTTGATTACCTTGTGCTCCAGTATTTCCTTGAGGACCAGTTGGACCTTGATTTCCTTGAGCTCCTGTATTTCCAGTAATACCAGTTGGACCTTGATTTCCTTGTGCTCCAGTATTTCCTTGAGGACCGGTTGGACCCTGTCTACCTTGTGTTCCTTGAGCTCCAGTATTTCCTTGAGCTCCAGTATTTCCTTGAGGACCTGTCGGTCCTTGTACACCTGCTGCACCAACAACAGACATATCAGTTATATATGTCCATGTACCATTCCATAAATAAAGTGCTCCATAATCTGGATCAGTTTGCGGCAATGTTCCAGCAACTAAACCAAATTCTCCAACTGGAGCAACATCACCTAATAACTGTGCAGTACTATCATATATTCTATAAATTCTAAATCCTTGTCCAGTAGTTCCCTGGGATCCAGTTGGTCCCTGTCTACCTTGAAAACCTTGAGCTCCAACAGTTCCTTGTACTCCTGTTGGACCTTGATTACCTTGAGCTCCAGTTGAACCTTGCAATCCAGTAGGACCTTGGTTTCCTTGAGCTCCAATAGTTCCTTGTACTCCTGTTGGACCTTGATTACCTTGAGCTCCAGTTGAACCTTGTAATCCAGTAGGACCTTGATTACCTTGAGCTCCAGTTGAACCTTGTAATCCAGTAGGACCTTGGTTTCCTTGAGGACCTGTCGGTCCTTGTCTACCTTGTGCTCCTAAATCTCCTTGAGGACCTGTCGGTCCTTGTCTACCTTGAAAACCTTGAGCTCCAGTTGAACCTTGTAATCCAGTAGGACCTTGATTACCTTGAGCTCCAGTTGAACCTTGCAATCCAGTAGGACCTTGGTTTCCCTGAAATCCGGTCGGTCCTTGATTTCCTTGAGCTCCAGTTGAACCTTGAGGACCATTCGGACCTTGGTTTCCCTGAAATCCGGTCGGTCCTTGATTTCCTTGAGCTCCAGTCGGTCCTTGACGACCCTGACTTCCTTGCGGTCCTGTTGGACCAGCTGGAATACCTGTAATTCTGGTATCTATGGAGGTTATTTTTGAATCAAGAGACTCAACCTGCTTAATTTTAATTATCGACACGGTTTTCTGAATTATTTTTAAATCTCAATCTATATATTAGACTTAATTAGTAAGCGTCTAACCTATTTTATTAAATTTGTTTTCCAATCGTAAGACCATTTAGTCTTTTTAGATTTTTTATACAAATTAGAAATTAGTTTGTCATACACTTCAACTAATCCTGGATTATGAATTGTATATCTTTTTAAAATATTTTGGTTTCTTTCATTATATTCTTCTATATTATTGTCGTGATTCTGTAAAACCCAGTCCAATTGTTTTGAACCTATTTCAATATTAAAATCTGGATAATAATATCCAGCATCTTTAATCATGTCAGCATTATGAATTAACGGAAAATTAAAGAATAAAACATCTAAATATGCATAGTTTAATGGATTTTCCCATTGATGCGAAATAACAATATCTGTCGCCTCTGATAAGTAATGACATACTGGGTATCTTGGTGTAAATTTAATTTTAGGAGGTTTAGCATTTACAATATCTAAATGTTTAATCATAGTTTTATAATAACTATTCTTTAATAATCTTTCACCGCTTGCTATTTGTAATAAATCAAATTTTGCTCCATTCCTAAATGATTCTTCGGCTATTAAAATTGGAATCATTGAAAATTTAACAACATTGAGATTAGGTTCAAAAACAGATATTCTTTTTTTAGAATCTGGATAATATATTGGTAGATTTTTATTTAAATCAATTCTGGTTTTTAAATCTTCTTGTAAAAACATAGGATCCCAAACAAATGGAACTGGAATAGCATTAGTTCTAAAAATAGTTTGATAATAATAATGATTTTGATAACCTTGCTGTGGAACATACCATATTTCATCTGACCCTAAGTCCCACGTTGAAACCAATTCTTTAGATTCATTGAAAAGAGATCTTTCCATATCAATAACATAATTGTTACCGCACATGTATTTAATAACGCGCTTATGTGGAGAAACTGCTTTAAATTGATCCATGTGATCTTTAGGAAAAGAAGTTCCTAGAGTAATAAGAATATCAATATCTTTCCAGCATTCCCAGTATGATTTAACAGGAAACCTAGTATGATCCCATACAACCTTTGTATAATCCGTTAATTTATTTCCAGTGTCTAAAATATAAACTTCATGTTTGCCTATTTGCTTTAATGCGTTTGCTAGAAAGATAGCATTTTGCTTAATACCATTAACCCAAATGCTTTCATTTTCAGATTGTAATCCTAATGTGATACCTATTACCATAACTATTCTTTATTTAGATATTTATTGACATTAAAAAAGGGAGCTTTTCAGCTCCCTTTTATTATTAAAATATTAGTACTATTATGCTACAACGTATGTAACTTCTAAAGTATCATTTGAATCAATTTGATATGCTACTCCAGAGAATGTAAT